TTGTTGAATCCCAAAGACCGCTGACTGAAATAGTGGCATCTTTAAGCCCTACAATGTAGCTCTTTGATGTGGAACCGAAAGCAGTTGTTTCGGCTGTATCTATAGTTTCTGGGAAATCTACTGAAGTGAGCGTGTTTGCAAGGGAACGTGATGTTCCACTTGTATCATCAAGCTCAAAGTCAGTTGACTTACCATGAACAAAGGTTGGCATAAGTTAGTCCTCCTAGAACCTTGCTAATGACACCATGAAGGTGATTGAACCGGAACTTCCGGCTGTTGAAGCAGTAACACGAACATATTGTTTAATAGTTCCTGATATTGCAACTAACTCACTTGTCTTGGTCGAAGCCCCGACAGATGTGAATGATACGAGGTCAGCCGCCGAACTAAAGCCGGAAGAAGCATCGTGTTGAACTTTGATAGTGGTTGCACCACCACCGATTGAATTAAGAGGCACATGGATAATAGCCATCCCACCGCCTGTTGTTTGTGAACCGTGATTGTGTCCAGTTAAATTTCCTAAAGCGTTGTAATCAATACTTGCACCTGCGGTTAATTGAACACCGCTTCTTATTCCGTAAAAGTCTGGTCGATTATTTGCTGAAGAATTAAAGTCTGCGGTAAGAGTAGAAACATCTGAAACAGGATTAGAAATCGCATAATTCACTTCATTAGCTTGAGCCATAATTGCTTTATTGCCTATTCCATCCCCATTTTCAGTAACAGTTATAAGAGGAGTTGTAGCATTACCTAACAAAGCGTGCAGTTCTTCATCTGATCCATCTGTATCGGATGACCACATACCTGAAAGAGAAACTGTACCGTCAGATAATCCTTTAATATAAGATTTTGTTGTAGAATTGAAAGAAGTTACTTCCGCTGTATCCGTAGTCATTGTCATTTCTGCTGAATTTAACCAAGGTGTTAAATCAAACTCATCGACATAAACCTTAGTTCCTTTACCGTGAACGAATGTTGGCATTACTTCTTACCTCCTGTTTTTTTAGCAGGTGGTTCTTCCTCTTGAACGAATGCCTCGTTTATGTCAGGAGTCTTAGGATCGTCAGGTATGTAGTGTCCTTTATCATTCCTTGCACGTTCTTTAACTACATCAGATTCTAAAGCCAAGTAGCCTTCATCAATAAGCCACAAGCCTTTTGGCTTTGCAACTTCTACAACTTCACCAGCTTCATAGCGTTCGCCGTTGTAGCTGATTCCTGAAGTTCCACTTTCGCCTCCGGTGACAATATATTTCGGCATCACTCACCCTTCTTTTATGGCACAGCGAGAACCGTTTGTCACCGTTCACGCTGGACACAGGACACTTAGGTCACTTTGGTAATTCCATGGTAGCACCTGTATTTGTTTATGTCTCGTACCTGATAGAACGATTTTAAGCGTTTACTACAGTTTCGATGATGGTTTATATGCCCTTAAAACCATTGAAAGCTCAACGGTTTTAAAAAAGTTTAAAAAATATCCTGTCCAATTGTATAAATGGGGTTATATGTGGTTATAGTGGTCTTTGATGGGAAATATAAAAACAAACCGAAAGGAAAACCCAATGGAAATGACATATGATTATACAGTTAGCAGACTAGAGAACCCACAAGACAAAATTGAAGGCACACTTTCAATCGGTGGAGTTGATGTTACAAAAGATCACATAGCAGGTCAGGTACTAATTGTTGAAATTGAACAAATCGCTGAAAAAGCAAATTTCAATATCTATAGCGATGCTGTAGTGCTTTCAGTAAAAGATCAAAATGGTCTTGAGGTAATCGAGGCTTAATGCAAGTTCCCCTGAATGGTTTAACCAAGTTCGATTCTTGGACAGGGACGATGGGAAAACAAACAAACCGAAAGGAGAACCATCAAATGGAAAACGAAACAAGTAAAGAATTTACAAAACAACTTATGCAAACAATTAAAAAGCAAGACAAAGAAATTAAAGGTTTGCGAACAGAAATTCAAAAGCTCAACGAAATGATTGATACTAACGGTCAGGGAGAGGGCTAATGGGTAACAGAGCAGTAATAAGTTTCACTGAGTCAGGTTATGCAAATTGCAAAGCAGGCACTTTGGACACATCACAGGTCGGGCTTTACCTTCACTGGAACGGCGGTTTAGAATCCATTGAAGCTTTTTGTAAAGCGGCAACAGATTTAGAAATTAGTGACCCAGCAAGATTCATCCAAATGGTAGGCAACTGGTTTGGAGGTAATCAAAGTGTTTACGTTGACGTAATTAAAAATCTTGATTATGACAACTATGACAATGGCGCTTACGTCCTTCGTAAAGTTGCAGGTGAATGGGAAGTAGTTCAAAGAGCTTACGTGCCTGAACACCTAATCGGCTTCAAAGTAGCAAACCATGACCAAATAGTTCAGGAAATGTCACACGATGTATTTACTAAATCAGTAACTCATTTTATGAAAGGAGAAGTAAATGCCTAAATTAGCTCCTACACAAAACGATTTACGAAATACTGAAATAAGTAACAATCGTAAATTATTACGAAAAGCATTAAGCGAATTAACTCGTAACGGCTGGTGGACAAGAATGAACCATGAGTGTTGCCAAACTTGTTCAATGCATGTAAGCCCTGACGATAAACCTTGTTTAGCTTTCACTAAACAAAATGAAAAGAATATAGAACTTCTTGGTGAAGTTTACTTGTGGCACTCAGGTGAAGCGGTCTTCTATGACTCAAAAATGGGTGGAATGGGTGGATTGGCGCATCGAGCTAGAGCTTGGGAAGCCGTAGCAGTTTTACGTAAACACGGTTTAAAAGTCCGTTGGAGTGGAGAAATAAACGAAAGAATTGGTGTGATGTTAGCTTCTGATAGTGACTTGGAAGGCTACTCATGTTAGAACTTGGATTATTTCTATTTGGTTTCATACTCACAGGATTAATCCTCGAATGGAGTGGGGTTAAAATGTGGAACTGTGAAGATGAAGAAAATACAGATTTGTCACATAAGTAAAATATAATGTTTGCATGGAGGAAAAACATAAACAAATTTGTTATGACGAGGAGGGGTCTTTGGTTTGCGTATGCAAATTAGCTGAAAATCTTAAAACACCTATAACAGATGAGGAATTATCTGCAAAATTAGCTGAACATATAGCTTGGGCTGTAGACGAAATATTAGGAGATTCGGTAATAAAATGAGCGCTCTTAATGGACACATGCCTCATGTGAACAACTATCAACCTGATGACGGTTGGCAATACACAGTCCTTGTCTCAGAGCTTCCCTATGAAGGTTTCATGGGTGGCGGTGACCCTGATGCTTATGTAGTGGTTACTGTTTGGCTTCCCATGTCTCAAATAGGTAGGACTTACGTATTGGCTAAAGAAGGAGTTCTGACTACAAGATATGTAGCTGAAAAGTTTGGTGCTGGCTTTGATACTTCCAACGCTGAAGATTTAGCAATGTTGAAAATGGTAGCTGACGCTATTAGAGAGACTTTAGGCAGACCGCCACTTGATGATGAAGGATGGCGATGAGTAACGAAATGACTTACAGGCGACTCGTCTTTGATGTTGCCTGTCACGGTGAATGGGAAGAACTAATGCCAGCAGTATTAACAGTTATGGGAGCAGTCGAAACTCCATTTATCGGTGGTAGTGGAATAATGATTGTTGCAATAGATGAAAAAGAAATGGTGTTTGAAGAAATGCCTGAAGTACCTTTAATAGCTAACGCTGATGTATATGAATTCCCTGCAACATTCGGAACAGAAACGGAAGAAGAAGATGGAACTGAATGAACAACAAAAAGAAGAAATAGTTCTAAAATTAGGCATCTTATCTCATCTTTTAAAAAGTGCGGCTCAAATAATGCAAGATATAGTTGCAATCGCTGAAAATGTCAAAGAAGAAGAAATAGAAAAACTTATAACAGAACATGCAGACAAAGGAATGGAAATGATAAATAAGTTCCTAGAAGAAATGAAAGACATCGAATAAAAAATGCCTGAACCATTAACTAGCCCGCCTCAAGGTGGATTAACTTGTTGGGATTGTCAAATGACATGGAAGATCGGTGAAGAAACTGATGCTTTTTTTAAGCATGATTGTGTAGTGGAGTCTTACGATGAATGAAGAAATAGAAAACGAACCACAACACGTTACGTATGTTGATGAGTTGTTGTGGTTGTTAGAAGACTGCAGGCGTATCGCTTATGAAGAAGCGCAAGTAACTATATTACGTCCGATTATTGATGGTATGTCTGATGGTATATCTGAATGGCTTGAATCATTGAAGAAGCCACCTCATATTGCGGTTTGGTCAGATGAAGAATTATTAGTTAGTTCAGGAGCAGAAGATAACTATTTATTGAAAAGATTATCCGAATGACGAACATTAAGCAGGATTAACGAATGGAAGAATTTGTCTTAGGGTTAACTATAGCGATATTAGGAATTTGTGTAGGGATGCTCATTTCTGTTCTACAGAATTAACTGCTTTACAGCGAGGACATTTAAGCCTGTAAGGAGTTGAAACCATCTCAGCTAAAAGCTTTTTACAGCTTGTGCATCTGACATGGAAAAGAGTTTGCCGTACAACTACAGCTCTATCTTCTCCGTAAGCGTCATCCATTTCACAGAGCCTTAACCGCCGTGAAATTACACGAAAAAATCATTCGTTCTTCTTCATCTCTTTCCAAACCAAAAGGAGATTGAATAGCTTCTATCTTGTAATAAGTAGTGCTAGTTAAAGTTTCGTTGATTACTTTCGTTAATGTTTTCATTATGTCAACCGCTAACGACTGGCAATCAGAATAACTAGAAGCTCTTGTATGACACATTAAACCAGCGTTCTCAATAGGTGGAGAAGTATTCCCACCAAATACATTTATAGGAGCATTGCCACCTGTCTCATATATAGCAACACAAGTAGCAGGGGAATCTGGCATACGCCCAAGAAAAAGATTAGTCCCTAACGTTAAAGTTGTATCAGTAACATTTGCCGCTAAATAAGTTCCTACATCACCTAAAAGAGCCATTACCTCATCACCCTTTTAATTGCTTTAATAATTCTAGGTGTAATAGTCATTTGTTTTCTTCTAGCAGGCCATTCAAGATACTTAGCGGCTCTACTTTCCCCCGGAACTCCAGTACTTCTTCCACCTCTAGCTTTAGAAGGATGGAAATAGCGAAGATTTTCGTGTTGAACTAGAGCATAAGGGGCGGCAGGTCCCCCATAAGAAATAGTAAACTTTTGCGTCATAGTAGGACTGCCTTCTTTTTTTATTGTAGCTGATCCTCGTAAAACACCTTGATCGAAAGGAACTAAAGCCATTGATTCACTTTTAACTTCGTTAGCTATTTCATGTAATTCTTGATTAACGGACATGATGATTTCAGGAGCGGCAGTTTTAAGAATTCTTCTAACATCTTGTATGCCCTCTAGTTTTATATTTGCTACCATTATTTATTCCCAACGTAAGCAACAACTCCGACTTGCCCTAAAGGATCTTTCCTAGTCTCGACTTTAACTAATGGTCTAGTAGCACTAATAGGAGCGCCTAAAGTTACTTGATCTTCTACATTTAATGTCAAAGAAGAATCAGGAACGTAAATAACCCATGCAATTTTTTTATTTTCATCCATATCACGTTCAGCTTCATTAGCTCTACGAATGTAAGCATCATAGGAAACAGCGCTACCAGTAAAGGTGCGTTCACCGTAATTGTTTACAGTCGAAGTTGTACGAAATTCAATCGTGTCTGGAGTCATGTTGACCTTCAGATCAGTCATAAACTGTGCAGAAGGTTGAGCCATTAGTCAGCGCCCGCCCAAAGAGGTTTAAGATCAGTTTCAGTATTTCCATAACGATCATCGTTAAATTGTCCTTTGAAAAATCCGGGTCGAACAATATTAGAATTATCCCAATCAATGTCTTTATCTGAGACTGTTATACCGCCTGCATAAGGTGTAGGTGTAAGCCCTTCACGACCTGCCATCTCCATAAGATAAGCGGCTTGGCTTTGGTAAGCTTTAGCCTTTTGGCTCATGCTTACCTTCATGTCACCCACAGACTGATCTGCAAGGCGTGAGAATTTAGAAGCAATAGTTATACAAGCACGATAAGCGGCACTGTATAAACCAGTAATAGCTGTAGTGCTACCTGTTATTTCTTTATTTATCCAACTTATTTCTTCATTAGCTAGAAGCTGATCGTTCGTGTCTGTGTCCCCACATAGGAAACGAATAGCGTCTAAAGCACTCGAATCAGGGTCACCGCTGTAAGACCAAGCCATGATTATGAACTATAAAAAATTGAGCCAGCAAGAGTCCCAGAACCAGCAACGTCTACATAAATACCATTAGTGAATCTCACACCGTTAGCTATGTTTACGTTACTTACTCCACTTGAGGCAACACTTATATATCCAATGATCGTACCTGAAGCTGAAGTTCCGTCATGGATTTTTGCTGTAGCGGCATTAGAACCGCCCGATTCGTAAAAAACACCCCCGTAAAAAACACCATCTCCAGTCACAGCGGCTTGATCTGAACCTGTGAGTGCTACTGATGTTGAACAATTATTTGGTGGTTGTGCCATATTTTCTCCTTAAAAGCGCTTAAGCCAGAGCCAGATTAACCGGCTCTGGCTTATGCGGTGGTGTTGTGTTTCTCTATTAAGCGGCTACTGCATTAGAGAAGAAGTATCCTAAAGCGGATGAAACGATCTTGGTGTCCCAAGCGGACTCAATTTCGATTCTGTCAGCTTTACGTTCTTCCATGCGGAAACGACTTACAGCAGAAGCTGTACCTAATCCAGAACTAATACCGTTCCATACCATTGAATATCCTGCTGATGGAACCATCAGACCCGGATTCGCTGGTGTGTAGCAAAGCAAAGCATCTCTATCACCGATCTGTGAGTAAGAAGCTGTAGCTCCTTCAGCGGCGCTGTTGTATGTTCCTGCCATTACTAGGACACGATCAACATTGAACAAGCGAGCGAGGAGATCCTCAGTCACTGAATCCTGTGTTGTGTATTTGATTCTGTCTACGATGTCTGCATTGTCAACAAGTGCTGAGAATACTTTGTATGACATGATGAGTGTGTTTGGAACATACCCAGTGTTTGTCAATACTGTATTCTTACCTGCTTCAATGTCAGCTATAGGTGTAGAGCTAGCGGCACTCCAAAGTGTACTTGGTGTGCTGTCAGTTCCCCAAATGCTTGTTGTGAAAGCGGCGGCTGCCCATTCGACTTCTTGACGAATCAACATTTGTTGAGTCAAGAAACGTGTGGCATCCATATCAGGGTTCAGTGGGCTATCAGAGTTGGCTCTCGTTTGATCGCCAATGTCCTTATGTAGTGCGAAAACATCGCAAGAATAAGAAGCTGTGCTGAGTGAGTACCCAGTTCCAGCGGACTCTGTTCCATCTGCTCTACGTTGTACTTGATCCCGCATGAAATCAGCCTGAGAGTATGTGAAATACTTATCAGTCTGTTTCGCTACGGAAACTTGTGGAAACGCACGAGAAGCAACGAAAGCATAAGCTTCCTGCATATAAGCAACTGACATATTTGTCAGTATCGCGTCTACGTGTACGTCTGTTGAGGTTGGTTGTGGCATTTGTTATTCCTCCTTAAGCCGCACGAGCGTTCGTGATATTGATGAACGCTGTGAATGTTTCACCGGCTGAGGCGGCACCGATTGCTTGACCAGCAACATACACTGTTGTGTCTGTTCCTGCGGCAATGGCATCACCTTGTCCGTCTGCGGAAGTACCAAGAATATTGCCAGCGGCGATTGTGCCATCAGCTACAAGCTTGGAAAGTCCATGCGTTGTAACGATTGCTTGTCCGCCTGATTCAGGATTGTTTTGAAGAACCCCGATTGGCTTATCTGTGATAGCGGCACATACGGTTACTGTAGTAGCCGCTGATAGCTTCACGAAATGGTACTGTTTGGAGGACAAATCTGCACTTGCGGTGAGTTCACCGAAAGAGGATTGTTGCCCTTCATATGCGGCCATAACTTAGACCCCCTGTTCTGTCCTGTACCTTGAATAAAGGTCAGGATTTTCTACTGCCACAAGCCCGATTGCTTCTGGCAAGCTGGTTGCTCTACCTGCTTCAACAGCAGATTTAGCGAGGGATTCAATTTGGTCATAAGCATCAGTTGATGTTTCGTCCAAATCGGAACCCAATTCTTTTAACACGCCAGCCTCGGCTAATACTGAAGTGCAACCGTCAAGAATATTTTCTATAACTGTTGTTGCTTCTGGATTAGCGGCTCGGAGGGAGCGTAGAACAGGTGCGAAATCTTCAACAACGACACCCGGAAGGATGCGCCATCCGGCGACTCGCTCAGTGGCTTTCTCCATCTCACGTTCTTCACGAAGCGAAGCGGCTTCAGCCGTTGCATCATCAAGTTGTTTACGAAGATCAACCAGTTCTTTAGCTACCAATTCCGAGTCGGAAGCGTCACTCTTTGATACAGAAGCAACGGATGCGGCTACAGTTTCCATTTCTGGTTCTGCAACTACTTCCTCTGCAACTGCTTCAGGAGTTTCCACTTCTTCTTCAGCCGGAGCGTCAATGGTGCTTTCTAGTTCACTCATTGTCATTCCTTCGTTGGTGTTATTGTCTTGTGCCTCCAACTCAATGGCTGATATTACTTCATCTAAAACAGCGGCTGAATCTTTACGAACCAACCACCCTTCATATAAATGCGCCGGATGATCTACACCTGACGTTTCATTTATTTCAAGCTCTACGAGCTTTTTGGTTTTAGTTTTCGGCATTTATCCTCCGTTGGAGACCCCTTTAGATTACAGCAATGTAGTTCGTTTGTCTCGTATCTGAAAAGGTATTTCTTTTTTAGCTTCTTAGACAGCTTTAGAGCAGTTCTACACGTTTTGTGTTTATGAGGTGTTGTTTTATTTATTGGTATCTATAAACGCCTTAGAACCGTTCTAAAAATTTTATAAAATATTCTGCCCAATGTATACATGGGGTTATATAAATGGTTATAGTGGTTCTTGATGGGAAATACAAAAACAAACCGAGGAGAAATAATGAAAAATTCAATGGGAGTTGCTAGAGTTACCGCTTTTGAATTTGCGGCTGATCTTGAAAGAAAAGCCGCAAACAAAAAGTTCCGCAAAGATTTTACCGAAGTTGTTCTCTCCATCCTTACCTGTGGACTTTCCACAGTGATAATCGGAATAGTAAAAGGAATATAAAATATGATTATAAGAACATTCACATGGGATGAAGAACCTGTTTCTCCCGAAAAACCAACTTTCACTAATCTTTATAAAAAAGCTGAAAAGCTATCTGTAAAAGAAATGGAAGAAGCTCTTGGTGGAAGATTCAATTATTTAAGACAAGGGGCTTCTGCTTGGATGATTAAAAAACGCCAACATTACGAACGCCACATTTTTGTTACTGACTTCATCACAGAAGGAATACATGCGAGATACCCAAAAGTTAAATTTCATACCGCAGAAGATTTAGATAATCCTAAAATAGCTCAACAACTTGAATGGCATCAACAAATCCACTGGATAAAAGATGCAGTATTCACTATTCCTGAAGGCAATGAAGATGGCTCAGACCGAATAATAACTTGGAATGGGGAGGAGGCAAATAATTAAAAAATAACTTTTAATGGAAATTTGCGGAAAGGGGGCTTCGGCTCCCTTTCTTTTTTATCTCTTACCACCGAAATAAGGAGTGGCATGACCTAAGCTCACCATCTCCTCATTCAAACATTCTCCTTCTTCATTTAATATTCTGCCGAGAATCCTACCGAACTTACCTTTCTCATCTAAAGAAGTTTCGATAATAACTTTGTGTTCCAAAGCGCTTATCCAATCTTCGACATAGCGTTTAGCGGCGAGTCCTGCTTCTTTCTCTACAGCATCTTTTGTTCTCGACTCAGGAGCATTGATGCCCATGAACCTGATCCTGCCTTTGTAATAAATATCGAAACCCAAATTAAGAGTTACGTCTATTGTGTCTCCATCTACTACACGACCTACAGTTGCTTTATAGTGGAATAGTTTTTGTTTACTCAAGAGTTGACCTCCAATGGTCTTGCGAGGAATGTAGCTTGGCGGTTCTGCTTGTATTATTTTTTCTAAGCCAGCTTTGTTTCTTCGGCTATGTTGACGTAGTTCCCGCCAAGATGATCTTATACCGATATACACTCCTCTGAGTTCTTTTACAACCTTACCATCTTTCAAAATTGTGTAAAAGACACCCTGTTGTCTAAATATCCGCTAAAGTTAATCACCATGTCAGAAGAATTGTCCTTGAAGGACTTTTTGGAAAAGCAAACTCGCACTACGGCAACAGCGTGGGTTGAAACTTTACCTGATGATATTTTCAATCAGATATGGGATGCCTTCCACGACTCTGAGGTTCCTGTCGGTAAAGTAACAGCCGCTAAATGGTTACATTCAATAGGTTACAAAGAAGCCACTGGCGGCAGACTGGATGCGATGTTTATTCGTGAACGCCGACAATAATAACTCTCTTTCAGAGTTCGCTAAGGATGATGTAGCTGTTCAAGAGATGGCGAAGTTGTCTCGTCAAGCTTCTAAACTTCGTCAAGAACTTTCAATTTCCAAAGCACAGATAAAAGAACTTGAAGCAGACTTAGAAGAATCTGAAAGACGTAGCAACTTAATAAGCAAACTTGATAAGCGTACATACAAACCACCTAAGTGGTTGGTTAAAACAGGCAAGCAAGGGACAGGTGTTGTTTGCACTATTCTGTCTGACACTCATTTTGATGAAGTAGTTAAACCTGAAGAAATACAATTCCGCAACGAATACAACCGTCAAATTGCTGTTGAAAGACTGGAGAAGTATTTTCAGAAACTTATTATGCTTTCCAATGAGTATATAACAGGCATTGATTATGATGGAATTGTTTTATTTTTAGGTGGCGATATTTTCTCAGGTGATATTCACGAAGAACTCACTGAAACCAACGAGGACACCATGCTCGGTTCGGTAATCTTTTGGACTGAGCAAGTAGCCGCTGGTATAAATCTTTTAGCTGAACACTTTGAGTACGTTCATGTTCCTTGTGTAGTGGGTAATCACGGTAGGCGTACTCGTAAAAGCAGGCACAAGTTAAGAGCTAGAGATAATTTCGATTGGATGCTTTCTAAAACTTTAGAAAGACAATTCACAGACCATGATCGTGTGACTTTCGATGTCGCTGAAGGTGCTGATCTGATAGTTAATGTTCAAGATACAACATATCTTTTAACTCACGGCGATCAAGCTAGAGGTGGTGGAGGTATCGGCGGGATATGGCCTCCACTTATGAGAATGGTTGCACGTAAACGACAGAACACTAATTTTGATTACATGGTGTTAGGTCATTTTCATCAATTAATCATGGCTCCGTCATCAGGGTTTTTATTAAACGGCAGTCTTAAAGGTTATGACGAATATGCGGCTATAAGCAATTACGCTTTTGAAGAACCTCAACAAGCTATGTGGATTGACACACCGAACAAAAATATTCTTTGGCAAACCGCTGTAACGATGGATTAAAATGTCTGTTCAAAAATGGCTACAAGAAGGTTTTGATAAAGGATATTGTTCAGATATTTCTTGTGAAACTCACGAAGCTGATTATTATACAGATGATGAAATTAAAGAATTTAATTCAGGGGAAGATCCTTGCATCTATGTAGTGAGGATAAAAGATATTTCTATGGTTCCACAAAAATACATTCGCCGGGACATTCTTCAGCAGATTCAATAACAGCTTCAGCTAATTCATCAGGGACATTAACTGTTTCACTCATTTTGTGAGTGGGTTCTTTAGGAGTGGGTGTGCCTGCTTCTTTAACGTAAAATAATCCGTCATCGTGACCGTAAAATATGTCACCGCATAGTTCTTCACATAAACCATCTCCAGTACATAAATCTTGGTCAATCCAAACTTTCATTATTCTCCTTATGGGTATGTGACATCAGCGTCACGTATTGTTAGGCGGTACCAACCGCTATTAGCATTATTGTAAACCGAACCCCTTACTACATAGTCTCCCGCAGATAGTTCTCTCTCAATGCGAGAATCCCACATATCCGAAACATTTTCGATAACAGGATCACCATTGGCAAGCGTTACGTTCGGTGTCTCGTCAGGATCAGTTGCGGTGCTAGGCGGATTAGTGCAAGTGTTACCACAATCTCTACCACCGTCATCGTTTGCTAGAATCTGATTACCAACTGTTATTTCTGATGTATCTCCTGAGTGGTCACCATCATCTGAGTCTGTGTCGTGGTTCAGGTAGATGTAAGGGTCAGCGTGTTCGTTATTAGAGCCGAACTGCGCTCTGGTTAAGTTGCTTTCAGCGTCTATACGAATGTCCATAAGCCCATCACCGTCTGTGCAGTCGCAGGCTTCGTTTTCTTCAGCGGCAGTAGGAACCGA